CGTTGTTCAGTTGCAGCGCCGATGAACGCCAATAACTCTGGATACCTGATACCCAATCTAGTGCGCTCTGTTGCCCCCGCTGGAGCTTCCTCTAGCGTGGCATAGCTATTGGTTCTGGTTTGCTCTACACCATCGTCGTCAGTGTATGTCTCGTCAGCTTCCCACCAAACACCTCGAATGAAGAAAGCATAGTCACCAGCGTCTAAGCCAGCGTCGGTCATAGCTTGCTGAACATCTTGAGCAATAACACCTGAGTGTGTTCTAGCTGCATCGCCTTTTTCAGCTACTTTGTCATTCCATTTGAACGTCTTGAAGAGCTTGCTGATTGCCTTGGCTGCGGTTATTTCAGCGTCTGTAAGAGATGCTATCTGTTGCTTTTCGTTTTGGTCTGAAGTTTGGATAGTACCGTTGGTTGCATAAATATCATCCCATCGAACAGACGAAGCACCTATATCGTGGGTATTATCAAGATTAGTACCTGTATTACTCGTAGGTGTTAGCTGCATTACGTTGGTTGCTGTAGCGCCAAATCTAATTCCACCAGCCAGAGAGTCATAAATAATTAGTCTGCCATCCGTTGAAATAATCCCCACAGTGCTGCCGTCTTTGCGGATGTCAATAATAGCGCCATTTGAGGATTTACGATTTACGTATAACGGAGGACTATTAGTTACAGTGGCAATAGTAGTACCGCCGGCTCTCGCTTCAAAACCGTTTGTATCTAAATCTTCAGCTGTCTTACCCACCAGCAAGTTACCTGACGAGTCCAGTGTCATGGCAGTGCTAGTAGCGTTATCGTCTATACCTTGTGAGGTAAATGTTCCAGTAACCGCAACATCACCGCTCGCGTTTGCTGTAACAAAGCTGCCAGCGCCGTCAGGGATAGCTATCGTCTGATCCGTGTTAGTATTAGGAGCTTCGAGCGTTACTGCGCCTGTGCCGGAAGCGTTACCTTTTAGTTTAAGTATGCTCATTCGTTGCTCCTTACGCCACGGTCCAGACAGAGCCAGATGGAACCGTTACAGTCACACCAGTGTCAATTGATACAGGCCCACCAGAAATAGCGTTGTTGCCGCTGGTCATGCTGTAGTCTTCAGTAATCGTGGCAGAATGTTCCCATAGCCCAGCGTCAGTTGTGTTACCACCACCTATGGGAGCCCATTCAGCTCCATCATATCCCTCAAATCCGCTGTCATCGGTATTGTACCTAACCGAGCCCTGCGTCGGAGAACCGCGCTGGGCGGTTGTACCGCTAGGCAGATCAAGGAAATCGGTAGCCGAGTTAGCTTGGCTAGATACATTGGTAATTGTGACGCCAAGATTGGTTCGCGCATCTGCTGCTGTGGCTGCACCTGTTCCACCATCTGTAATAGGCAATGCTGACGCCAGGCTACCAGTCAGGTCCAAGGTTCCAGCAACAACCAACGTGTTACCAGATCCAATATTCAATCCGACAGAAGTACCTGTTCCATCAGAAGTAAACAAAGCATCCAGGGTATCAAGGTCAGTGTTAAGTTTTGTTCCCCAAGTGTCGCGCGACGCGCCAACCTCGGGCTTTGTCATATTGAGGTTAGTTGTATAGGTATCAGCCATTTATATTCCTCACGCCTCAGTCCACGTTTGGGACGGGTCTATTTTAACCGACCACGCCTGTTCAGTCACGCCCTGCGTTGTCCATGTCTCGCCAGTGATTGGATCAACAGACCAACTAGCATCTGGCAGAGCTTCTGGAGACCAGTCTTCTGGCGCAACAGGTTCTGGTTCCCATAAGTATCGACCATTTGCCACAAAACCTGACAATGCTGGCATATCAGTCTCACATGGCATCTTGCGGGTTGGCGTTGCTCCTGCAGAGCTTTCCGCCACAATGTTACTTACACCAACTATAGCCATAACGCTATATGCACTACCGCCAGTAGTTGCCTCTATTTCTGCAATCACACCTCGGAAACGATCTCCAGCGCTCGTAGCGCCGCTGGTGGCGTCCATATCTGCGTTTGCTAACCTCACCTTCACTGCATCGGCAGATGTGCCACTGGTGGTCGTTACAGAGGCTCCTGCAGGCTGTATGCGCGTTATGGTAGCTGATACGGAACTAGATGCAGCAATCGTTGCTGCAGCGTCGTTAATCCTGTCTACTGTGGCACTAAAGCCCGACGTTGCGGCCATAGTGGCTTCAGCAAGCTCTGTGTTAGCGGCTGCTGCTGCCGTTGTAGAGGCAGTGATAACTTCTGCCTCAACCGCTTCAACGTGGGTCGGTGTTGATGATGCGCCAGACGTTGCCGATATGTCAGCATCGCCTGGTTGTACTCTTATGCCAGTTGCTGTTGCTCCTGACGTGGCCGCAATGGCGACTTCAGCGTCAATAATGAAATCTTCACCATAGACACCTTCACCGTAATCGTAGACGCCATAAGCGCGGCCCAGCGCCATATTAGTCGAGCGTTACTGTAAGAGCCGCAGTGTTGAACCGCAGCACGTCACCAGTATCGACTGCCTTGCTGGTCGTTAAATTTGCATAAGCTAAAAGGTTGCCAGCGCTAGAGGCATCAAAGATCCCGGCTGCAACTACTGTACCCCAAGAACCACCAGCCTCTGGAAACTCTACTGCTGCTGAGTTAGAGGCAGTCGCTGGAGAAGTGCCTGACACTGAAAAAGTCACTGCTGTCCGTGCATAGTCAGTGCCGCTTACTTCTGTGCCACCGCCGGTATCGGTTGGAGCAACAGTGTAAAGGGCAACATACCATGCTGTTGGACGTGTTGCAGAACCTGAAGTTAGGAGCCAATCAAGCACCAGATCTTCAGTGTAGTCAGTAAATCCAGCCATCTAAAAACCTCCTAAAAAGTCTGTCTGGTGCGAGTAATAAGTGGACCGCCACTGTGCGCTGCTGTGTCACTTTCGTTCTGCAGTGCAACTACTCGCGTTCCATAAAATTGAGCAAATACTGGTATACGCTGGTCGTCCATCAGGAACGGAGCAGCGTGGGTTAAAGCACCATACAGATACGCATCCGGGGCTCTTTCCAGTAGCCAGTTAGTTGTCACAGTGTCAGAGAGAGCCGGTATCTTTTTATAGTACACCATCTCAATCTCTACATCGTCACCAGGTGCAGGCACCAACTCAATCGCATCATCCATGATCGAGTAATACGTTACCTGCGTATAAAATTGCTCTTTTTTAATCAGGTTAGCCTGATCAAGCGTTACATAACGCAATGGGCTCACACCTGAGACCATCTTTAGGCTAATGGCCTCAAGCCAATCGGAAGGAAGCTGAACGAACTCAGCAGAGCTTGTGGCCTCTGCTCTCACCACCTGATCACGCAAACGCAATTGGTTGTTCAGATCGACTTCAACGAATTGAATAAACATGGGGATCTGAGAAGTCAGATCTGCCCTGTTCAGATAATCTGCGATCTGTGCCTGCAGCGAAGCATAGTCAGTGATGGTGGCCATCCTTTAGCCCTTCATCCAGTGTGTGCGAAACGGTAACGCCTCATCAGAGGCCAACCACCGCTTCATTGCATTCTTGTCACGAAGAATACCACGATTTGATAAATCTAGATAGACTGACATTGGAAGCCTTGCGACGCGCACCATATCGTTGTTGCGACCAGTACGAGAAACGTCATTGCGGATCTGCTCGTTCTCTTTCGCAAGCTCGGTAATGTCTGTCTTTGTCTCTAATACAATTTTATTGTCAGTGGTTATGTGCATACGCTGCAGCGTCTTATCTGCTGCATCATAGTCCAGATTAAAAACCCCTGGGGCGTACTCTTCTGCCAATGTATCTCTCCTAAAGTGATGAGGGCGACCGAAGCCGCCCTCACCGTTACTCGACTTACGATACAGTCAAGTTGGCAATGACTGCGTGAGCCTTTTCAGTCTTCACGCGCAAGCCATACTCAACGACCAGCTCTTTCTTCGTGCTGTCGCCAGTTTTGCCAATGTCGAGCGTCTGGAATGGACGCAAGTAAGAGACAGAAGCATACTCTGGATCAAGTACAAAAGCGAAGTTTTCTGGCTGGAAGCGGTTAGCAACGATAGCCACTTCACCGAAGTCACTGAGATAAACGTCAGCGGCTGCGATGATCTTGAGAGGCTTCACCTGGTTGTAGGTGACGCGCTGCTCGGCAAGGCCAGCAAAGCCAGAAGCCACGGTCTTATTGTGTGGTCCGACCATGAACACAGAAACCTCAGAACCTTCTGACCAAGCTTCCTTGATCGCGGTCTTGAGCATGGTTTCTGTGAGATCCTGCGCAGCATTTGTTGGATCGAGATTGGTCCATGCAGCGTTAGGATAACCGTTACCAGAAGAACCAGAAACAGTTGGAGCAGTTGCACCGTTAGCAACAGCGTTGGTGCGGAGCCATGCTGGAAGACCAGCAGTCACACGAGCAACAGAAGTAGAACCAGCATTCGCTGCTTGGTTAGCAGTGATTGTGGCTTCCATGTCGCGCTTTAGCTCTTTTGCCTTCTTGGCAGTTTCATAAGCAAGAAGCGAACGCATGCCTGCCATGTTAACTGCTTGAGAAGTACCAGATACGCTGACAATCTTGTTAGAGATCTGAGCATAGTTTGCAGAGCGCACTGTTTCTACGAAATCAGCGTTACCTGCATCGGCACCTTCAACCACTGCATTTGAAGAGGAAGCAGCCGCAAGTACGTCTGTCTGCCACTCAAAGTAAGTGTTGTCTGCAGTGTCACGGCCAATGTTGCTCATTAGCGGTGTGGTTGTTGGAGAAATGTCGTAAATGATATTCGACAGATCCTCACGCATGCTGTTAGCAGCATCGTAAGTTGTAGCTTTAGTTACAGAGGCCATCTAGCCCTCCTATTGATCTAATAGTCCAAAGAGACGGGCGGCGTCATCCACCGACCCAGTTGCAGAGAGACGTTGTTTCGCGCGTGTTATGTTCGTCTGTTGACGCGGTGAGCTGGACGAAGATCCTGACCGCATAGGTTTCGGCCCTTTTCCCTTACGGGGTTTGGGTCGGTTCGCCATCAGCTCGTCGTACTTCCGTGCCTTGTCTAAGACAAGAATTGCACGGGGATCATAGGCTTGTGATAGCTCGTCTGCGCTATAGCCAACTTTCTGGCCATACTCGACAAGCTTACCTCTAACCTCTTGCCATGCCTTTGCATCACGCCATTCAGGCACTTGATTAGCCAGGTATTCACGGCCCTGATCTACGACCTTGGCCATGTTTTGCTGTTGCTCTTGCTGTTGCAACGTTGCAACACGTTCACGCTCTAGCTGCGTCGCCGCCATGCGCTCCTTGTGTTCCCGCCATTGTTTCTCAACAAGAGGAAAATTAATCGGGTCTTCCTCATGCAGCTTTGCCCAATCTGGCTCTTGTGGAGCCATTGAATACAATTGCTCCTGCAAAGCTTCAAGCAAAACGGCATATTGAGCCCGTTCCTGGCTTACTGAACCCTGCTCTTGCTCCAACGCAACGCGCTGGTCTCGTAGCTGGTTCATATTGCGCGAATAATCCGATTGCCGCTGGTAGCCTTGGAGTGCTTCTTTTAACGGGATCTGCTCAGTTTTGCCGTTGATTTTAACGGTTACTAGCTGGTCCTCGTTAACTTCAGCTTCCTCTGCGTCACCATCGTCATCGACCTCATACTCTACCTCTTCGTCGTTTTCGGCTGCTACCTCAAGGGCATCAGGGGCTTCCTCATCCAACTCAGTCTCATCGGCTTCGTATTCGGTTGCATCTACCTCCTCGGTTTCTGCAGCAGCTTCAGGTTGCCTCGTCTCTGGGTTGGCTTCCGCGTCCATTAACGCCGCAAAACGGTTAGCTGCTTCGTCTACACCGATTTCGCCGCCCGGCGATTGCTCAGTGTCCATAGGATCTACTCCATAAGTTAGGCGCGTAAACGCCGGTTAAAAGCTGCGATACTTGGCTCTGCTGCAAGTGCAGACAGTTCGCCACGCAGCTCAGAAATCGCACGCATCATACGATACGCATCTTCTCGCACGTCTGCTTGCTCTAAGCTAGACGACTTCCATGCATCTATATAGCGCTGCTCTAAACGACGAAATACTTCACTTGAG